GATGCTTCAGGTAAGAACCCTACTATTTCTACAGCTGCCATTGAGTTTTGCTTCTGAGTAGGGATACGGAAACCAAAAAGCTGCATTAGTTTCTTAGGGACTTTATCATGATCGAGCATCATTCTGCCGTCTTCACCTCGCTTGATAAAATTTTTCAATTCGAGGATCTCGCCTGATTCATCTCTGAATTTAAACGGTATCATAATTTGTGCAGGAAGCATTGTCTTTGTCTCAGGATCCCAACGTAGTGGTTGCAATCCTTTAACTGGGTCAAAGCCTTCTGTAAAAACTATATTAGAATTTTCAAGTTCTCCTGTTGCTTCATCGCCTTCTTTAACTCTAAATCCTTCTTCAGAACCTAGTACAAAAGAGTTACCTGGTAGTTTTTGTTTAACTACTTTGTTGCTGACTACAGATGTAAGCAAGCTTTCAAACTTATTTGCATAAGGAGAAGCCCAAAGAGGAATTTTAAAATCAGTAAGCTCTTCATTTATAGTTCCATCTTCATTCTTTACAATGTTGAGTTCTAAGGCGGACAACATATTTGCTGGATAACCTTGACGATTCCTAACTTCATGTGCAAGAATATCAGCTAGTTTCCTTGCAGGAATAGTGGCTCTGCGAATTTCTTTTGTCTCTTTAGATAATATTTTACTTTTATCTATTTTAAAACCTTTTAAATCAACTGTTTTATTAGAAATTAGATTATCTAATAAACCATTGTTCAATAGTTCTTTAAACTGATTTTCAGAAATCCAGTTTTCATTTACAAAATATAAACAAGCCATCTAATATTTATTTACCTAGTTCCTGGTCAAACAATAACATGTTATCTGTTAGAGCTATTCTTGCTAATAAATCTCCGTATTCACCTACAGCTCCTACTTGATGTGTAGTAAAATCTTGAAGTAATAATCTTACTTTTAAAGATAAATCCATTTTTTGTGCAGACTCTTCGTATGACATCATAAGATCTTTCTCCATTTCGTAAGCCATCATAAGTGCTCCTCTGATATCAGAACAATCACATTGCACTGACTGTATAGCAGGAACATCTAATTCAGCTCCTAGATCATTAGCAAATGCTTCGAGTTTAAGATAGTGTTCTCGCTCACTATTTGATTCTGATACAAAGAATTTCTCTGCGCCAAAATAGCCCAAAGATTTCATTTTGTTAGAAAGTTTTAAATAAGTATGAGAAGCAGTTAGCTCAAAAGTTCCAAACTTATTAAGCTCTTTTAATTCTGCATCACTTAGTATAACATCTTTGAACTGTTCCATTAATCACATTTTTTAAATTCTTCATTTTCTTTTTGAGTCTCGTCAAAGAAGAAGTTCATCTTAGCTTTAGCTAGTTGTTCTACGATCTTGTCGAAGTTTTTGTTTATAAAGTTAACTCTTTCTAGGGTATCTTCCCCTACTTCATCTGCAAAATTTTGTTGAAGCTTAACTTTCTCTATAGGAGAAGCTTTATCTAATTTCTCAGATAACTCTTCTGCTTTAGTAAACATATCTCCTGTAGGTATTATAAGAAGGCTTTCTATATTGCTTTCAGTAGTAACTGTTTGAATCAAGCCAAGTCTTTTAGAAAGTTTCTCGTTAGCGTAAGCAAATAGTTCTTCGTACTGTTTATTGTACATTTCCATTAACTCTGCTCCAGTAATCTCTCCATCTATTTTAAGATCAAGTAAGTCTGCAAATAGTAGAGTACGTTCCTGAGTACCAATGTTAGTTTCTGATTTATCACGTTTGTAAGGTACATCCTGTTGGATTCTGAAGTTTTCTCTAGATAGCAATAGGCTATTTTCAAGTTTAACTTCCATGTTATCAAGCACATTGCCGTCATTGTCAAACACTTCTACAGCATTAGCTACTGCTCCAACTTTGTTAGCAGTACCAAAGGAAGCTCTAACAAATGCAGGATTACCATCAGAAGTAACTTTTGTACCTTCTTCTGTTTCAAACTTTTCAATAGACTGACGAATCTTATCGATCTGTAAACCTCTTGTAAGCTCAGGAATAAGTGGGAAACTAGAAGATTTAATATAAACTCTTCTGTCTGCATTGTCTTCTGTAGAAGAGATGTTACCTACATATACAGGCTTCATAGGCTGCATAATGATACCTAACTCATCAAAAGTAAGTTGCGTAGATCTTTTAAAGATTCCTTCACTCTGCGCTTCTAACTTAGTTTTAAAGGTATTATATTGTGCATCTGTGATACGGCCTAATTGCTTCATCACATATAGATGCTCTTGCCAAGTAGTATATTCTTGTGCATCGGACCCTTCAATACCTGAATAGTTTTTTGCGTAATTAGTAATAACCTTTTCAAAGAATTCTTTTTGAATTGAGTCTTTTACGTTATTACTATTTAGTTTTTTATCTTGGAAGAATACTTGGTAGTATTTATTGTTAGCACTATTAGCTAGCTCTATACCTGGAGCGATATCTCCTGCAAGACGTTTACCTATGTTGACAAAAGTTTCTTCTAAATTTTCTTGCAAAGTTTTGTTTTCACTAAACTTACCATACAAAGCAGGGTCTCCAGCAAATAGTTTAAAGGCTTCAGAGTTAGCAATTAAGTAATTAAATACATAATCCATAGCGGCGTATTTAACTCTATTAGTTCCTTTGCCTTCTTTTGCTACGTCTGTCATATAGGCTTTATCCATAAAAGAGTACTTCTCTATTACTTTGCCTTTATCATCTTTAACTTCTTGACCTATACCTAGTTTTTTCCAATCTGCTAACTTTGTTTCAAGTAGTCCATCAAAGACAGATCGAATCTCATCTAGTACTGCTTTCTCTACTTGGTATTCATTCATAGAATCATTACCGTCCTTAACTATATCTAGGAAAGTTCTTGTTTGACCATCTACTTCTACTTCTAAAGTATTTAAACTAGGCAAGAAATAAAAATAGTTTGGTTCGTATCCTTTAATGTTTTTAGATTGTTTAGATCTAATACGATTAATCTCAGGAGTTACTAATGCTTTGTATAATAACTTAATGTTTTCATCTGAAATATTTCCTTCAGCATTTAGTTTTAACTGTCGAGTTAGACCACTGATAAGTAACATAGTAGTCTTATCAGACATAGTAGGATAGAAGAAGTCTACAGAACGACGTTGCTCAGAAACTCCTGTTTCATGATCCTTTACAATTTCTCCAGAAACTCTTTGGAAGAATCCTATTTTAGTAAGCTCGTGTTCTGCCGTAGAAAGATTATTTAGTTTTCTATTATCTTTAGATTCTGTGAATAATTTTTTCAAAGCTTCTAATGACAAGTATCCTATATCTAAAGTACTTCTTGTCATGTCGCCTATAGTGCCTTCACTAGTAAGATCATTTAGCCACAAACTATCCTTAGTAAAAGATATTTGTTTTAGGTCATCTATAAGTTTTTGATTTACAAATTTCTTAGTGCTATGATCATATGCTGTAAGATCTCGCATACGGTTTACTAGGTAATTATTATTACCATAAGAATAAACCGTTTTACCTCCTGCTTGGAAAGAGTTACTGAATGTGTTCATGTTATTCAGTGCATCTAACTTAGCAAGTGCTTTTACTACAGAATCATTTAAAATCTTAGCATCATCTAAAAGCATGAATTTTTGCTTTCCTAATTGCTTAGCAAGAGCAAAAACTAAACCTGCATCATTAGTAAATAATTGGGCCCAGCTTTTCTTTCCTTTATTTTTAAAATCTCCTTTACGTAAATCTCTATAAGTATCATCAGTAATTACGATACCAAACTGTCCTAGCCAGTTAGCTAAGTCTTCATTGGTTACTTTAGTAGGGTCTTGTTTAAAAACTTGAGCTTGCTGAATAAGACTATCAACTACATCTTCGTTGAAGACATATTCATTGTTTTCATTTAGAGTAACTAAATTACTTTGTGTACCTACTCCTTTAAGGTTAGATTGCCAAACATTACGTAATCTTTGTTCTATAGAAGAAGAGTTACTTGACCATCTTTGTAAAGAGTAATTGCCATTTCTGTCTTTACTCCACATAAGGAACTTCATATCGATATGATGCTTAGCCATATCAGATACAAATTCATTTTGGATTTTTTCAGGAGCTTTCTCTAGTTTATCTACTACTGCTTGAATCCAAGGAAACTTTTCTTGATACAATCCAAGAGTTTCAATCATATGGTCATAATCAGCAGGACGGTTTGCTAATAACTCATGAAGAGTATTATAAACTGTATCAAAAGACATGATCTCAGGTAGGCCTAAAATATTGCTTAGAGGCTTACCATTTTCGTCTACTGCTCTAATACCTACAAAGAACTTTTTAAGATCTGCAGAAGCAGTAGATTTGGAATTAACGGTGAATGCCCAGTCATCAGTGTAGACAACTTTTTCTAGACCCATTGCTTCTTCACTATCATCTAAAGTAATATCTTCTTGTACTGTTCCTGTAGTAAGTAATCTTATTCTCTGTTCTACAAGCTTATTTACTTTGTCAAATTGATCAAGTACTGCACGAATCCTAGCTGCTTTGTTTACTAAGTTTTTAGACTTGTAAAGTTTCTCAAGACTCTCTAAAGACTTTTTATGCTCAGCAAAAATAGGAGCAGTTTTAACTCCATCTTTTTTGCCTTTGTCTTTTGCTTCCATTGCTCTGGAAATAATATCCGAAGCAATGTAAGATATTAAAGATGCTTGTGTAGCAGGATCTAATCCTCGAATAATCATATCTTCTACTTCAGTTCTCACAGCGTCTATCTGTGTAGCATCCATAGGAGAGATCATTTCATCTACAGTGTCATCATCTATATCACTAGCATCTTGTGTATTATCATCTAGCTCTACAATAGTACCGTCAGGTAAAACAAAAGTATCTTTGTTCTCTGCTCGGCTATTAAAAAGCTCAACAGCTTTTTGCAAAGAAGCAATAGCATCTTCTAAAGATTCAAATCCATTTGCTTGTAAATCTGGAAGTATTTGGTCAAAAGATACTTCGTTAGAAGCTATAGCCTCTTTAATGTTTTTAAGCCCTTCTAAATTTTCTTCTAACTGACCAAAAGCTTCTTTGCTATCTCCAACACTTTTTAGAATTTCTTCAGCATGTTTTTCTATAAGCGCATCACCTGTTAAAGTTTCTACTTCTGTTTCTGGAGTAACTGGTTCTTGAGTAGTAGGTTGTTCCGAAGCAGCTAGTTCTGCATCATATTTAGCATTGATGTCTTGTAATTCTTTTTCTAATTCTTGAATAGATTTAGTTTTTCCAGTAAAATCTTGCTTATAATACTCTTTAATATCAGCCATTCTCCTTTTTTCTATGTCAGCTTTCTTAGCTTCTATAGAATCTGCTGCTGGAGCGGCTGGTTTATTTTTAAGTTTTTCAGCTTTTAAAATTGTTTCAGCTTTTTCTGTATATGCAGGATCTCCACTTGATTTTGTTAGATCTTTAAAATATTCAATAGGATTTTCTTGTAAAGATTTTATTTGTTTAGTAAGAAATTCTATTGCTTTATCATTTTCTTTATCTGCATTGTTTAATAAATCTTGAAGAAACTTTAATTCAGAACTAATAATTTCATCAGCTTGTTTTATTACTTCAGCATTTGAAAGACTAGGAGTTACTGTAGGCATAGCAGGAGCTGCTTTAGGCACACCTTTAGCAACTGCTGCTGGTTTGATTTTAGACAGATCAGCAAAGGCAGTATCAAAAAGAATAGTAGGCTGAATAGTATAAGCCCATTTAGGATTTTCCTCAGTGCCTGTGTTAACAGATAAGATATTAGTCTTGTGAGTTTCTTTTAAGAACTCAGTATATTTTTTAGTACTAGTTTCTCCTTGAGAGTTAAGAATGATAACAGCATCTCCGTCCATAGCAAGAGTTCTACGATCTGCATTGGACATCATTGCTTTTAACATAGGTCGCAACTTCTTATCTAAAGTTTCTTTGTTGCGATACATGGCATTCTTATCCTTAAAGTTAGCAGCAATAGTTGCTGTAAATCTAACTACTTTTTTGCCGTTTTGCATGTAGCTACCATTCTCTATTCCAGGTCGACCAAATTCAATACCTGTTGCGGTAACTGCAATAATAGGATGATTAGCTTTAAGAGAACTATTTGTTCCTCCGTAAATTAAAAATGGCTCTAGCCCTTGTGTTCCTTCTGTAGAAAATAAACCTACAAATTGACTTATGTATTTACCTAACTGAGCAAGTTCGGTAATATCTAAACCTAAACTAGATTCTCTTATAGCTTTTACTACAGGATTTTCTCTGTCTTGAGACAAGTACCCTTCTATAGCAAATACTATAGAGTCAATAGATTCTTCTGTAAGTGGTTGTCTTTCTAACGGGATAGGTAAGTAAGTATCTTTACCCACTGGTACAACTGCATAAAGTCTACCATTTTGAGGAGTAGAAGGTAATAAAGTAGCGCCGTTAAGATCTACTTCAAAACTATCACTTCGGCCAATTGCCAAAATAAGATTACCGTCAGGCATAGCCTCTGATACAGGAATAGATTTATTATCATAAGTCTTAAATAATCTACCCATACTTTTATAGGTAACTTTTGATTTAACCTTTCCTGATTTAATAATTTCTTTTCTTATCTCATGGTTCTTAGCTTTATCTAAACCAATAGCTTCAATAGTATTGTCTAGATTCTCTTCTCTATACCAAGCATTATCATGTACGTAGAAAACAGTCTCGCCGTCTTTAGTAGTTACTTTAATAGGCACTTCATCGATGTACTCATCAAGTTCATTTAAAGGAACTCCTTTTTCATCAGCCATTTTCTGAAGTTCTTCTAATCTTAGATTCCAAGCAATGGTTTCTCTTGTATTAGAAGTCGGGTCATATTTCTCACCTGAGTATTCAGTATCAACCTCCATTACTAACTCAGTACCTGGAGTTAAGAAGTCAGGATCTAATACTTTAGCATTTTCTATTTCGTTTGTAAACTCTTCTCTATCTACTGATGATACTTCTTCAGTTTGATTCATCTCTCTAGAAAGATAAGCAGCACGGTTAAAACCTTCTTCACTACGAGAATAATTATAAACTAAGTTGCCGTTTTCATCTTCTCCGACTACCATAGTTTTATCAGTATTCAATAAAGAAGTAGCTGCATTTGCTACACCTTCTTCGATAGATTCCTTCTCAGTGTTAGGATTGACATAGTCTGAAGGAATAGAAGTTTCAAAGTTTGCTTGATTATTCTTTAGATCATCTTCATTCTTTTTAGTATCTACAACAACTCCTCCGTCTTCTTCTGGATTAGTGGCAGTAAAGCCAAAAGCAGAAAGGCCGCCTTCGTCACCTGGTTCAGGCACTGGCTCTCCATTTAATTTTTTAGCTTGGATGTTTAAATTATCATAAAGATTTTGCTTGTCTTTTTGAGATAGTTGCGCACTGTCTACTTCTTTTCTAACATCTTCTATATCCTCTAAAGTAGAGTTGGTAATCTTATTATTTAGATTATCTATAGTTACTTGAATTTCTTTTGCTTTAGCTGTCTTTACATTGTTAAGTTCTATATCAGCTATTTTAGCATCAGCCGCTTTTCTAAATGCTTCATCGTTAGTAGCACTTTTTAAATTTTCTATTTGAGATTTAGTTTTAGCACCTTCTAAATCTTTTTTAAGTTGCTCTAATTTAACTGCATTAGCTTTTTGTTGAGCTACTTTTTCTTGATGTTTCTCACTAGTAATATCTTGAAACTCTTTTTCATTTTCAATAAGAGTTTTATTAATAGCCTCTGACTGCTTATTATACTGATCTGCTTTTTGGTAAGCAGGTAGTTTTTCTACTTCAGCAAGAAACTTGTCGTATACTTTTTGATTCTCTTCAGTGTTTCCTTGGTTTGTTTGAATATCACTAAGAGAATAAGTAAGTGGGCCCGTAGAAGTTTTCTTTTCTGTTCCTACTACTTGTCCTTCTTTTTTAAGAAGAACTTCTTGTTCATTAGTAAACTCATATTTTTTAGCTATTTCTGCTACTTGTTTATGTAAATCTAAATCAGTAGTTTTCTTAGCATTTTCTATATCATTAGCTCTTCGCTCAATGCGATTTTTATTAGCTCTATTATAGAATATCTCATCTACATTAGAATAGTTTTCGAAGTTATTATAAATTCCTTCGAGCTGTTTTAATTGCTTAATAGCATTATTAGCATTGTCTACATATTCTTGACCAACTTCTTCAACAGGTCTAGCTGCTTCAGCTTTATATAGATCTTCTAATACTTGAGTTGTTCCAGATTGAAAAGCTTTAATAGCTTGGTTCTCAAACATCTCAGTTTTTAAAGCTTCTACTTCAGAATAATCTCCTGTAGTCTTAGCTTTTTCATGAGCTTTAGTTAACTTATCTTGGAATACTAATTGATCTTTATAAGATTTTAATACATCTGTAGTATTAACTCCTTTATCTCTTAGTTCTTGAATTACTTTTTGTTGTTGGTCGTATCTATTTTTCTCAGTTTCATAGACACTAACACGATTACCGTTTTCGTCTCGACCTCCTGAGTACTTAGTTTTATTATATAAATTAGTACCTCCTGTTTGTCCTATACCTCCAATAGCTCCAAGGAAAGCTGCTTCAAAGCCTTCCATTGTTCCCATATCATCAAAAGCATTTTTAATATCGTATTCTTCGCCTCTTCCTTTAGCCATACCTGCTTTAGAAGCAACATGGTTTATTAGTTCTTCGGCAGCTTCTTGCCCTCCTTCTATTCCTAAATGCATTAAATTTTTAGAAAGAGATGGGGCATCAAGTAATTTTCTTGTATACTTTAAAGGAGTAATAAAAGCGGAAGCAGAAGAAAGGTTTAATAAGATATTCATCTTATTAAGATTCATAGTAGTAGAAGCTGCAACAGAGGCAGCTTGTTTTGCTTTTGCTATATCTCCTCCATTCTTTTCTAACTGCTCATCATAAGTATCTCTAAATACTTGAGTAGCTTCTAATACAGCTTCTGATTGATTTAAGGCTACAGCGTTAGTTAAACCTGCTAATCCTTGTCCCGCCATTTTAGATCTTTCTGCTCCTACTATGGCACTAGCAAGTTTTTGACTATTAGTTGCTGCTCCTATAGCTTTTAATCCTCCTGAAACTATTTTACCCATTCCTGCTCCTTGAAGTAAGAAAGATCCAATAGATTCAACAAGTCCTGATCCTCTGGACATCCACCATGCAGGATCAGAAATATTCATAGAAGTACCTGGAGATTCTTCATAGATTGGAAACCAGTCTTCATCTACAGTTTTTTTAGCATCCATAGCCCAGTTGACTATAGAGTTATTAGCTGCTTCTTCTGCACTAAAATATCCAGGGATATCTAACATAGAAGCAAATCCTGCTACAGTTTGTGGTAAGATATTAGTAGCAATTCTTCCTATTGCATTTCCAGCTTGTTCCCAATTAGATTGGTTTTCTGCTCGCATTTTATTTAACTCATTGAAATCATATTGGCCCCCTTTCAGAGTTTCTTCACCAATATAATCTGCATATTTATCAAAAGCATCTTTATTAAGCTGCCCATAAAAAGTATCTATTCCTTGGTAATCAGCTTCTGCTCCTTGTCCATGTTCTTTAATATATTCAGGATCAAAGTATTCTCCACTAGCTATTTTTTCTTTAGATTGTTCTTTAGCTATCTTGGTTATAAATCCTTCCTCTGTACTTTTAGGAGTAATTAGATTTTCCGTTTTTTGCTTTTTACCCATTTGAAATAATTTTTATCAAAAATAAAACTTTTATTCTATTGAAATTCCTTTATCTAAAAAAGCCTTTACAGCATTTGTATTAGTAGAATAAAAAGGTTTACCTGTATTAGGATCATCTAATATTTCTCCGTTTATATAAATATGCATAACAGGATCTTGGCCATAATGAGTAGTACCTCCACTTTTCCAAGAAGGATATTCTTTTTTAACTACTAAGTTAGCTCCTGGTGCTACATTAGGAAGTGTTAGTAAAGGAATACTTCCTCCTTTACTTACTTCTGTACTTTCAAATGTTTGTGGGCTTAAAGTATTTTTAAATCTATTATTAAAACTATAAGTATGAGCAACATCGTTAGTCTGTTTTTGCAGTTCATCTACTTTTCCTTCTGTAATCTTTGTAGCAAAAGTTAAAGCTCTTTGATTAAAAGCTTGCGATCCTGTTTTAGGAGTTAGATAAGCCATCTTTTCTACTACTCCATTTTCAGTTTTAATCTTTACAGGAGTTTCATAGTATATACTATTACCATGAAAATTCATTTTAGCACTTCTGGTTCCTCCTACATCAAGAGTAACTCCTGGACGAACATTACCTTTTTCATCAAATACTTCAGGATCTAAATGGCCAAATGCACTTTTAAATGTACCTAAGTCGCTTACATTTAAAAACTGATTATTTACATAAGCATCAATTTCTTTATTACCTGTAAGACGTTTTGATAATTCTTTTTTAGTAAGCTCTTTATTTAGCATTTCTTGCATGTATTCATTAGTATTTTTACCGTTGAATACTTTACTACCATAAAAATTAAATCCTTTTTCTGCAGCTTCTTTAGCATTTCTATAGCCATTTAATTGCGCCATTTGGTTTAAAGTAGCTTTAACTACTGTTCTTCCTTCAACATCTTGAAAAACTTCTCCACCTAATTTTTCTAATTTTTTAAGTTGAGGAACTGTAAGTGCTCCAGTAATACTATATTGATTATTAGCTTCTCTATCTAAAATAGTTTTTACTTCAGTACTTTTTTTAATTCCTTCTAATACATTAGTTTGAATGTCTTTAGCATCTTGTAAATCATAAGCTGCTTGGGCAGTATTGTTTAAAGCCTTTTGCATTAATGTTAAAGAGCCACTTCCTTCTGCAGATAAATCATTCCAAAGTTGTTTAGCATCAGTTTGAGTAGCAGTAATACCTGCTCTATTAAGAGCTTTGTAAAATTCAACGTGATTAGTTGCTCCTTTGTTTTTTAACTCTGTAAAAATACTTAAGCCTCTCTCAATTCTATCTCGATAAGCTCCCATATTTTTACTATTGTAATCTCTAGTTTGACTTCCCTTTTGTCCTAAGAAAATTGTTCTAGCTGCTCCTCCTGCAATGTTTCCTACTTTTTGTAATTCAGGTAACATTTTACCTGTGTTATCAATTACAGTTTTATTTAAACTATTTACAGAGAAGTTTTCAAATTTATTAGGAGTAATGATAGCATCTTTACCAGCATTTAATAAACTTCCATTGCCACTACCATCGTCTATAGGCACATCTCTCCAAGTATCAACTGTTCCTCTTTTGTTATACTCAAACACGTTACCTACTGAACTCATGTCAAATAGGTCATTAAGATGTTTATTAGTATATAATTGTTCTACTACTGCTGAATCATATTCTCCAGTTTTTTTCATTTCAGAAAGCATTTGGTAGCTTTCATCTTCTGCTTTATTTCCTTTTACTTTATCTAAATATTTACCTCTACCTTCTAAAGCATTTCCTACAATATCTTCTGCATACTTATCAAAGTCTCCAGAATTATACATATCTAAGAAATTATAGTGAGCAGTTTGTTTACCCCATTCTTTAAATCTAGAATTAGGAGCACTAAGTAAGAATCCTCTAACAGCTTCGGAAACTTTTGAAGCAGGTAAACTTTCAAATGTAGATTTTTGAAAATGCTTATCCATAGTTTCTTGATCCATTCCAATTTCTCTAAGACTACTTTCCCAACTATCAGAATGTAATTTACTTGCTACCTCTAGTACTAATTTATCTAGTTCTTCTTCTTGATTAGAAAGTCTTCCTACTCCTCGACCTGATTCAAACTTATTCCAAGTTCCTTCAGGATCTTCATAAGTAGCTTTAAAACTTGCTCCTCCTCTAGTTTCATACTTTCTAATCTCATCTCGAAGCCATTGATCATAATCTTTTTGACTAATTTGATCAGCTTTGCCATTATCAATACGAGCTATTTCTTCTGCTTTTCTTTTTTCAAATCTTTTAGCCTCTCCTTCAAGTGCTAATCTTTCTGGATCTTTATTCCATTCTTTATTTAGCTGATTTAATTTAATAGCAGCTTGACGATAGTTTTTAGTTTGTAACAAGTTAGTAGCTAATTCATCTCGCTTTGCTCTACCTAAAGCTACTAATTCTTTTGCTCTTTCTGGATCAGTTCCGTAAGGCAAATTGCTTATATCAAAATCAGTGTTTGATATTGTTGCTTGAGTCAAATCAAATTGCTCCTGCATCTTAGCTAATGGAACGGCGAAAGCCGCTAGGTTAAGCGGCTTATATTCAAACTGTACGGGAGTAGTATATGGAGTAATCGGCATAACTATTAATTTTTACTATTATCCTTTAGAAGTATTTCCTGAAGTTCCAGTGTTTTTTGTTCCTAAAATTAATTTTAAAGTCTCGGAAAAATCAGGCGCCATTGCTTTAGCAAGTGTAGCATCTTTCTTCATATTTAAGAAAGCGTCTCCAATACTAGCTACTTGACTTAATCCTGTATTAAGTGATTGTTGTTTAGCAGCTCTAGCTCTAGCATTATAATCATCAACCTTCATTTTTAAATCTTGATTTTGAGCATTTATTTGGCTGTTAGCTAACTGAGCTTGCATAGCGCTTTGTGCATCAAGATTTTGTTTTTCTGTATACAATTTGTTAATATCTTCATTTCTAGTATTAGCAAGTTGTTGCATATTAGAAGCATAATTACCGCCACTTATTCCTGCATTTTTTATAGCATCTTGTGCTTGAGCATAAGTATATTGAGCTTCTCTTAATTGAGGATTGATATTATATTGATAAGGTTCGATATTAGCAGTGTTAGTATAATCTTCTGCATTAAGCTGTGATACTTTTCCAAATAATCCTTGTCCAATATTATAAGCTGCAGGCAATGCCATAGCAGCTGCTTCTAGAGGATTAGCTTTAATAGTAAGATCTAAATTCTGATCTGTCATTCCAGTATTTAATCTTTCTAGAGCAGATTTATATTTTTCCATTAAAGCATCATATTCTTCATTACTTTCTGCTTCTACAAGGGATTTTTGTAGACTTTCTAATTCTAAATAATCAGGAATACCATTAGCATTATCATCTGTATTATTCCAATTTTGAGGCTGAGGTTCTCTATAATCTCCGTCACCTAACTCTCTAGTAAACATATTTCCTCCAAATGCTTCTACATTATCAAGAGGCATGTACATTTGTTGACGAGGCATTTGAAAAGAGCCACCGTATTTATAAATCTGTGTATTAGTTAATCCTTGTCCCATTGGACCTGCATGATTTTTCCAATCAGGATTAATCTGAGGAAACTCATGATACAAAGGACCTCCTTGTGCAGCAGAATAAGTAGGTAATCCCCCTACTGTATTAGTAGCTGCAGGTGTTACATAAGGACTTTGAGGAGCATAATTCATCTGATTGCTTTGAGCTAATTGCTGTTGTTGTGCAGTTTGTCTAGCTTCTTCTTCAGCTTTATCTTGTTTATGTCCTTTAAAGAATCCAGCAGTTCCTCCTACTACAGCACCTACACCTGCTCCAATTACAGTTCCAATTCCTGGAACAGCTGATCCTATCATTGCTCCAGTACTAGCACCAGACAAAGCACCAGTTCCAGCTCCAGCTAAACCTGCAGAATTATTATCTACAAATCCACCAAAGTCATACATCTTTCCTCCGCACATATACATGTGTCCACCATAAGCCATAATAGGTTGACCTTGTGCAGCTCCTTCCATTTGTGCTAACATTGCTGGGTCCATTTGGTTAGGATCCATAGGTTGCCCTTGAGGCATTCCCATTGGTTGTACAGATTGATTAGCTGCAAGTTGTTGCGTTAACGCATCTAGTAATGCAGGATTAGCTGCTAATTGCTCAGCCTTTTCTTTCTTATCCATTTCTGCTTTTTGAGCTTCTTGTGCTTGTTCTACTTGAGTAAGTTTTCTTTTAATATCTTGTTCTTCGATAGTATCATTTTCTCTACGAGAGTTAGGACGATTAGCTAACTTAGATGCTGCTGCAAAAGTTTTTCCTATAAATGTTTTAGGAAGACCATATAGTTCAGCGATATCTTTTTCTACATTAATTCTATCAGAGTATACGTAGTCTCCTTCACCATCGTCAGTCCTATTTCTTTTTACTTCGTTTTGTTCTGTAAGATTTAATCTACCATCAGGACTCATACCTTGAGGAATACCGCCAAGAGGATTTTCTTCATGAGAGCCTCCTGCTTTAAATTCAGTAATTTGACTCATAGGACCTCCTCCTGCAAATAACTGTCCGCCGTATCCTGCACTATTACGAATTTTTTCTTGTATAGCAGGGGGCAATGATTGAAATCCAGAGTTATTAAAACTACCTCCAGCAGCATAAAGATTTCCTCCCATTGCATGTTGTACATCATGTGTTTTTCCTGCAATACTAACAGGTTGATTTCCAGGAGTTTTTGCAAATTCTCCTGAAGCATGTCCGTATCCTAACCATGCTTTGTATGCGGCATTTGATTTAAAGTTCATATTATAGACTTTTAAATTATTTGTAGTATCCTCCTAATCGGTAAATATACGAATTATTAGGATACTTTAAAACTGTTGTTTGGCCTCCCATATTATAAGCTTTTTTGCCAAAATTAAAATTGCCTGTTGCTAATCTTTTTAATTCATTAAGTTGTCTCTCTGTTACTAAGCCATCTTGTTTTTTTACATTAGCAATTAAATCTTTATAGAATTTTCTATTTGCTGCAGGAAGAGCTTTACTGTTATATGTATTTAGAAGTTGTGTATAGTAGTCAACATTTTTAATTACATGGTTTGACATATCCATACCTCCTAAACCAGATTTAGTAAATGTATTAGGTAAACCTGGTGATTCTATAAGAGCTTCTTTATATCCTTTTAACCAATGTGGTTGTTCTGTTTTAAATTTTAAATCTTTTAATAATTTTAACTCAGGATCTCCTTTTTGATGTAATTTCCAATTGCTAATTAAATCTTTCTTTAGTGGTATATATTCAATTTCTCCTATTATATTTTTTCCTTGAATTATATCATAACCTTCATTTTTTAGTTCTTGTAATCTTTTTACAGAGATATTATCACTAGGACCAGTTTCCCACTTAAATACTTTAGCATTAGCAGGAACATCCATACTGTATCTATAATTATTATTTCCCATAAAACCAGGTACAGAACGGTCATTAGTGTAAAATCCTCCAGGCATTTCAAGAGGATCTCCTGATGCAGCTGCTCTTTGTTTAAATGTACCAGGTCTTGAACCTACATTTGGATTAGGGTCTGTAAATTTTATATCATCTAGTAATAAATTAGGATTATCTGTTCCATGAAATAATCTATTCATAGGAACTGTTCTATTTGCAAGAGGATTGTAGTTATATGCATTTCTTAAAGGAGTTTGTGTAGTAAGGTAATTATATCCTCTACCTATATCATCGCCAATCATTTTAACACCTTGCTTTACTGCACGAGATGTTCCTTTAGGAATAAAAGGTAACATACCTGCAGCATCTAAGGTTACACCTAAAGCTTCTGTATTTACTGGAAGATTAAACTTTCCATCACCCCATAAATAATTTACTCCTTGGTATGCTAAATTCTGCGGAAGATTATATAAATCTCTAGCCGTTATGCCTACGTTTTCTGCAAATTTTAAGGGGTCATCTTTTAATCTATCTAATGTCCTAAGTCCTCCAGGAACGCCAGTATATTCCAGTACATTTCCTAATCCTTGTACGATTTTGTCTGATTTATTTACTGTGGTTTTACCTATAGACAGATTGCGTTTTTGTTTATCTATAAAATCTTGTTCTGAATCAAATTCTATTTTTTGAGTAGAAACAGGATCTGTGTAGGTATATTTTTTATTTTTCTTTGCTACCTCTTCTGCTCTTTTATTAGCATTACTTAATAAAAGTTGTGCAGAACTAGGACGTACAGTTACTTCTTGTCCCTGAGTTACTCTTTGGTATTCAGGATTTAAGAATTGTGCAAGTTGTTGATTAGTAGGATAGATAGGTCCTCCTGGGGCAAATAATTTTCCTCCGTAATTATAAACATATGCACCATCAGGATAAGTTAAATCTTTACCTTCTCCTTCTAACTGAGGAGTATTAGACATAGATAAAATACTTCCTCCTTCTGCATATTGATTAGGATGTTCAGCATGCCACTGCTTAGTTGCAGCTATCCCTTCTGCTACTGTCTTTGCTCCTGCTTTAGTAGTAAGGTCTATTGTATCCCACTGACCTTTATCTTCAGTAGGATGATTAACCATTATGTGACCTTCCACGCCTTCTCCATTTCCTGTAGGAGAAGTTTTTTCATAGATTCTATGTTTCTCTCCCCCAGCTACTACTAATTTTCCACCCATTGCAAAAGGATTAGCTAAATATTGAGCAGGAGTTAAACCTGCTGCTCTCATAGCAGCTTTTTGCTCTGGAGTCATAGTTTTTAATAACTCTATATTGTTAAGTCTTTCTGAGTCTATTGCAGCTCTCTTAGCACTTGCTTCAGGAGTATTATATGCAGCTTCTGCAAATTGACTCATCTGACGATTAACTTGGAAAGTAGCATCGTTTTGTACATTAGAAACTCCTGGAACTATTTTGCCTGTATAAGGATCAGTTGCATATCCTATTGTAGGTTTAGGCGGTTCTGGTTCTGGATATGCAATTGCAAGTTGTGCAGCATTCATAGGGGTGTACTTCCTTAAATCATAAGGCATAGACATAATTTTATCAGATCTTTCTGCTGCTACGAAATAAGGTTTGTTGTTTTTAAGATTAAGATATTGTTCTAGTAAATCAGGTCTTAGCTGATTAATATTAAGAGATTCTAATTCAGCAATTTTAGCAGCTTTTTCTTGTGGGTTAATAGCTCTGTAATTTCCTCCAGTTCCAGTAGAACCAGCATCTGTACCACCTGATCCTTGATAAGGAGCTCCTGTTTTAGGATCTATAGGATTTGATTTAATATCTTTTAATCTTGCTGCATAATCTTTTGCATAATTAGAAGGCAGTGTTGGATTATAAGTTGCAATAGCAGGAATAATAGGTCCTCCGTCTGCAAATGTTTCCCCTTTTAAATCAAGTTGCTGTAAAGGAGGTTTATTTTTTTGAGCCCATTCCCAACGTGCTTTATTATAAGTATCTTCTATTTTATTTTTTTCAATAGATGGTTCTACTACCCACTTTCCTGTATTAGAATCATATCTTTTTGAAGAAGTGGGTTCTGGTACAACTGGTTGATTTATTAAAAATTCTTCACGAGTAAGTTGTTGTGTAGGCCTTTGTTTTAAAATATTTATTAAGTTTTCAGGTATAAATGCAGAGCCATCCTCATTAAATTGAATATTAGGATTAAGTTTGTACATCTCCTCTTTTAAATAAGCTGGATCATATATTGGTATTTGAACAGCATCATTTGTTTGTTGATTAATATAACTTTCTACGGCTGATAGTGGTATTCGCTTATCATAGTAAGCAAAAGGAATATCTACATTTATAATTCCACTTGATAACTCTCTTTGTTTAAATTTATTTTCATCAATTTTTTGAAAGTAATCGTTTGAAGAAATTTCATTTGGTAAAACAAACATTGTCTTACCATCTTTAATGACTGTTCTTTGACCTTCAGGATTATTTTTTAAAGTGAATGAATTGAAAGTTTTATTAGCATCATCTAATCCACTATATATCTTTTCTGATGTAGGATATTTTTCCTTTAGATACTTATTACTTATATGCGATGGATCTCTAAGTGTATACTCAGGTCTCGACTTCATATAGTTTTGAAGCGCAATTGAATTATTATATACATCTATATAATCTTGTGCTGTGATAGGTAGAGATTGTGCATTTTGTTCTTTAATTGGAGGATCACCAGGACCTCCTAAAACTCCTCCAGTTGCATATATACCAGGATAAGGTGCAGAGGATGATGCATAAACACTGTTGTGCAGATTAGTTCCTCCTTGTTTGAAACTATCTTCAGGTAAACTATATGGTCTTGGAAATTGCCCACCTGTTCTATAATAATTACCTGGTTGAGAAGCGTAGATACTTGTAGCATAATCAAATACTCCTTGGTCTTCTCCAAATGGTCCACCTTCTCTAAACATATTTCCTAATGCAGATGCATAAGTACTTTGTAATAATTTACCGTTGATATCTCTATCATGAAGAGGACCTCCGTCTGCAAACTTATAAGGGCTTGGTAATTTTTTAGGCTTTTTCATTAGAACATTTGGTAATCAAAGTAAGACATCAAACGATTTGTGATCAACTCTTTGTTATCAGAATTGTCGAAGTATAAAGTTAAAATAAAATATGTACTACGCAAACGTCCTTGTTTAGATACGCTTAGTTGATCTCTAGGAATTTTAACTCTCCATTTGTCAAACTTACGCATGATTCTTCCTGAAGAGAAAGGTGTCTTAAGTGTATCTTGATATTGAGTCTGAATTTTAAACGCAGTAATAGTTTTAGTTCTGTCTATAACTTTATTATCATCTCTAACTATACTATTAAATTCTATAGTTCTAAGTACTTTATTCATATCTGCTTGTGGATTAATCACTAAGCTTATAGAACATTCTTCTGTGTTACCGTAAAATTCTCCCCAATTTCCTATGTTGTGAGTATAAACTATATCAGGATTACTAGGATCAGCGCTCATTAATATATCAGAGTTCTCTATCCATATTTTAGGAGTAGCAGAATATCTTGAGGAAAATTTCTGCATCAACTCATCATATACTATAGTGTCATCTTCTAAGTTTAATTCTTCTGGAGTTTTAACATCTGCATTGGCAGCTAGTTCAAAGAATAAATTTTTAGGATCATTTCCTGTAGTAAAAGTATCTGTTACTAAATAGTAAGTATCAGTTTCTGGTATATATACAACTGTTCCTTGAGTATACTCGGTATTAATAGTAAGCAGTTCGTAATCTCCTGATCCTAAGAAAGTGAAAATAACTTCATCATTATTAACATCTCTAGCAATAGTCATTCCTTTTTTAAGTACAGGATTATCGCCATTATTTTCTTTTCTGTAGAATACAGCATTTGGTAAGGCTTGTAACCAAGAGTGAATTCCTGTCATTTCTGATAAAGGAGAATTTTGTGCTTGATAAGCTGAAGCAGCAAACATAAATATTTTTCTTGCTATAGCATCAAATATGTATATACCTGTATCAGTACTTTTTACACCCCATTGGTGAATAGAACCATGAGTTTTTGAATGATACTGGTGCTTACCAAAACCTTGTCCAGTTCCCAAAGCTGTCGGCACTCCGTCAGCAGTAGTTGTGATAGCTGCCCTGTTGATTGCATAGACCCCAAAAGCTCTGTCTTGGACAAAATAGACGTAGTCTTTGTAGTTAAGTATTTTATTAATCGGTCCGTAATCATCGACATCATAGAAATTGTTTACTCCAAATTTTGTCCAAGAGTCTATAGTTTCGTCATTAAATTTGACATTAGATAAGTAAGCTCTAATATCATTTACTACACAGTTTTTAGCATTAACTGGTTCCGTAAAGAAAGTAACATCTCGATTCTCTCTACTGTTTACTGGATTATATGCATACATTTTAGCTGCGGTCTTTCCGTAAGTTGTAGAAGCATTGTCATTTTCTTGGCGTAGAATTGTTAAAGTTTGAGTTCCGAAGTTATAGGTTACTTCAGTTCTTAAAGTAGCCCCGTAAGCTAACTCTAAATTCATTATAGATTCTACAGGAAATAACTGAGTCTCACTATTAGTTTGATGGTATTTATTATTATCAAAAAAGTCAGTATTAAATTCTATAGTTTTTGTTTGCGCAGTAAACATATTGATAAAGATATCTCCGCCAAATACTTTAAAAGTATGCGTGTTTGCTACTAGATTATCTTTGCTAATTACTGGGGAAGCTATAATGAAAATATTATTTTCAAGAGCATCTTTAGTAAAACCTCCGTATGTTTCACTTTTAGGTAATACGTAATCTACTATTGGATAAGTAGTAATTATTTCATCTCTTTCTGTTATTATATCAAAAGGAACTCCAAACCAGTCTGTAGGTCTTACTAAGTCAGGAGCTCTAAACCAATCATAAGCAGAGGAACTGATAGTATCTTGTGTAAAAAAATCTTGAGTAATTTTTCCTAGTTTTCCTATAATACTTGTACCTGCTTTTATTATTTGAGGAATATCACTAGTACCTGTAAGAGGATCTCCTTGTGGATCATTTAAATCAGGTCCAGGACTATTATAAGCTTCAGTGTAATCATCTATTGCATAATAATTACGCATATAAAACCCTGCAAAATTGCTAGTAATTTTTTGAGTATAATCACTATCATCTGGCATTACTTGTAAACTTAAATCAGACCATTTTTTAATGTTCTCTTTATTGTTAAAAGTAACGGGTAAACTACGTCTAAAAATAGATCTTCTATCAAGACAAAAAGATCCTAAACCGTCAGTGCTTAGATCGTAAGGAGTAGCACTACCATCATCAGCCTCTTCTCCAAAATATGCTCCTGTAATTAACAAACAAGGATTGCTTGCTAAACTAGGCATAACAGTTCTTGCTCCTTCGTAAGAAAAAGATATTTCTGGAGAATAAAATCCTAGATGCTGTCCTTTTAAAAGATAATCTAAAGGATCTTCTCCAGAGTCTTGTGTTATAGGTACATAAGGAGACGGATCTAATTGATTGTCTTGTAATGTTCCAAAAGAAGCGTTTGTATATAAAGTACTAGCTCCCCCTGTTCCACTAGGATAATATGGATATAAATGTAAAACTTGATCAGATTCTCCAGGACCTCTTAAATCAAAATCAAATTCTTTTCCTGCTATAGGAGCAAACCAAAATCCTTTTACAAATCCTTGAGCATATCTTCTCCTATCTTGCTCTTCTCTTTGTACTCTTACTATTTGATATCCTGTAATTTGATTTAATAAACTAGGACATGAGCTTAAATCAATAGTAAATTCTATTCCTAAATTAAAACCTACAGTATTTCTAGTAATACCTCCTGTGAGTTCATTGCCTATTCTATGCATAGGCCAATAACGACTTTCGGAATTATTGTCGCTAGAGTCTTCTTCAGAAATATCAGGAAATTTAATATCTCCAATATATTCTACAAAAGTAGCTTCGCCTTTTAAAGTATAAAAAATTATTCCAAATCGATAAGTTTCTCCGCGTTTATATCCACGCATTAAACCTGATAAAAAAGGCGACGCAAAGTTTGGATAAGTAGTATTTTCATAAGTGCCATATCCATCATTAAAATTATGGGTATAAACAAAATCAGGAGTATTGCTTACATTTGCAAATCCTACTGTAGGGTTATCTCCATCTAAAGTAAATGGTTCTAAATGAAATTTATAACTAATATTTGGGCCCTCTCCTCCTAAAGTAGCTCCATCTGATTTATATTTAAACTGCTTATTGTTTTGCCAATCATCATCCCAGTGAGCATCTTGGTTAAATCCAACTGTTGGTCGTATAGGATAAGTAATAGGGTCAACGCTAGAATTAAAAGCATTCTTTAATTTGTTTTCTTCTATTTGCTCTGGTGTACCTACAAGTGGGTGAGGCAAACTTGTACCATCATTAAGATATCTTGCAGTACGTGCATCAAAAGTATCAGGAACTTCTAATAAATCCTGAACACTTATACTAGATCCTTTTATGTTTGCGATTACTAAAGAGCTATCTTTTTGTGTAATAGTCTTTGGAGTTTTAAAAGGATTATTTTTTATAGTGTATTCAAGAAGTTCAATAGGGAAAGCAG